ATTTGTGGCACTTCTGAAGCTTCAAGAACTGGTTGATAAACTTCATATCGATCGACTGGGCTCCACGCCTCAAAATCGTCTCCCGCAGCTATGGAAACGATGATGTCTACGGGCGGGGCGCTTTGGGAAGAGCTAACTAAAGCATTCATGACGTAAATCCTCAAAACGCCATTCGTGGCTTCTTCGGGCAGGCCGGCATCTGTTGTGTGAAATGGGAACACTGTACAATAAGGTCTGAATTGCATGTAAGGGAATTCGATCGTGATGTCTCTTTCTTTCGAGAGATCTACGTTCAAAACACGCAACTTGTTTTGTTCCGATATGTCTAACAAGCCTGTTGAATTTGCGTCAACGTCATAAACGAATCGCAAGACGCCCGTGTGAACGGCCGCTGCGACGACCTGAAACCGTAACTTAATTTTCCCGCGCCAAAACTGAAAAGGATATGTTGCAAATGCCAGCGACGTGGGGCACAAAGTACCCGTTCCATTTGAGGTGGTCCACATTGGAGATATTTTATACGACGCTAGCAAGGCCCCGGGCGCGGCTTCTTCCTGCCATTGGAAAACTGAAAAATAGCTTTCGCGCGACCGCAAGTAATGAAGGGACATCTCATCTTTGTTTTCTATGCCTGTCACGCTGGGGGCCACCACGGTTGTACATTTTGGATTGTAGGCCAGGACCGTATTTTCAATTTGCCCGACGGCATGGGCCAACGGTGCCCCTTCAGAATTCCAAATCCGTGTGAACTGACCCATACTTTCGGGACGAGAAAATCCGTAGTGCAATGCCAAACTTGCTGCATTTTTGGCAAACACGGTAGCGGCTGTGGCATAAGGACCAATGACGGGTAACGCTGAGAACAGTGAGGTAAAACGCGAAACCACAGATAGTTTCGACGACAACTTTGTTTCCTCGGTCTCAGACTGCAAAACTGGCACTGTCGTGGGTCCTGCTAATTTCAGATCTGGCATCCAAGCATAAACCGTGATCGTGGCTTTGGGAGCAGTATCTCGAACGGAATTCAATGCCGATATGCCCTGAATGAAAATGCGGCCGAGATTTTCGACGCTCGCTAACCGCAATGGGCACAAATCCTGTGGAAAGAAAAAGGGACATACCATATCTCCGCCCGTATTGGTTGTAGGGTTCAAATACAAGTGTTGCCTCTGTGACAATTGTGTGATCTGCATCTGCTCGTCCCCAGCATTCACGAGTGGTATCTGGTTCACGCGCCTCGACACGACATAAGGCTCGTACCCTGCAATGGCTCTGCCGAAAACGAATTGCTGGCCTGTAACTATAAACCGCAAGTGTAGGGTCCCACTGAACCAAGCGTAACCTTCCATCTTTTGTCGAATGGTGGGATTATTCATGTACAATGTCCAAGGATCGAATGTTGCTGAAAACCCGGCGGACGGCCAAACATATTCTGCTATTTGGATAGGCCGTTCGAACCAATCGGCAAGTTGCATGGCTGGATCGTATGCCGAATCGCGGGATGGGTCGTAAACGTCGGTGGTGTTGCCCATGTGATCTGGTCTCTCTAAGTGGAACATCGTTTGCCCCAGAGTGTCTTCAATTGGTGTTGTTTGTGTGTTGTTTGATGAAGTAGGCCGACTATGTGAAGCGCTCTCCAAAATGGCCTGGTATGGATGCGCTGTTGTTGGACCTAGGACGCTGACCAAATCGCTAAATAACGATGGTTCCATTGGAACCGCGTCGTCGAAGCAAGGCTGACGAAGACCACCAGTCCGTGCGGTCTCCCGTAAATCTCGAGCTTCTACCGAAGGCATATATTCAACTACCCTCTCATGTGGCGACTTTAACCTTGTTCGCGCGCGTTCTTCATAAGACAATTGCCAATCGACTGCTGCATCCAATTGATGCGCTGTCAAAATGACGCCTAACTTCTTTCTAAATGTCTCATAAAACGTCTCGCCTCGCGCGAATGCCTCGTATAAAACGGAGCCGGATGCCGCGATGGCATGCTCTTCCGGCCCAATGTCGCTGTGCCTCACTAACAAACCTTTGAACAA